ATAAGAATCCTTATCTTAAAGAACTATTAAAAGAAAAGGGCAACGATACAAAAGATGTGTGGAAATCTATCCTTGTGACAGGTGGTACTGTACAGCATCTAATGTTCTTATCAGATGAAGAAAAAGCAGTATTTAAAACATTTGGCGAAATCTCACAGAAAGATGTTATTATTCAAGCAGCATCTCGACAAAAATGGATCGATCAGTCTCAAAGTCTAAACCTCATGATACATCCTGCTACGCCACCGCGTGATATAAATAAACTATTAATAGAGGCTTGGGAACTTGGTGTCAAGACTTTGTACTACCATCGTGGCACAAACCCTGCACAAGAACTAAGTCGTAGTTTATTAACATGCTCAAGTTGCGAGGGATAAAATGCCAAAGGTAGATTACATATATGTAGATTGCCCACATTGCGGAATGCAATACACCATTAATGCATCTGCGATGTATATTGCAGATGAAGACGAAAATGAGGAAAACGATATTTACCCAGAATTTTGCACGTTCTGTGGTAATCCCGTAGATATTGATGGCTGAATGGACATACAATAATAAGCCATTTGACTCCGAGATGATCGGAGACTATATTGGTTTTGTATATGAAATAACCGATACTGAAAACAAAATGAAGTATATCGGTAAAAAGAAGTTTTGGTCAAAGGTTACTCGCCCTCCACTCAAAGGCAAAACTCGTAAACGTAGATCAGTCAAAGAATCAGACTGGAAAGAATATTACGGATCAAGCGAAGAAGTTAAACAGCTAGTAGAGAATACCGGCGATTGGAGATTTAAACGTAAGATTCTATATCTCTGTACGACTCTTGGCGAAATGACATACCTTGAAATGAAAGAACAAATTGACCGTGAGGTCTTGCTTAAGCCAGATGAATACTATAATGCGTTTATTGGTGGCAAGATTCATCGAAATCATGTTAAAAATTTACACAAATAAGTGTTTACAACTTGATGCACGTGTGGTATAATACTACTAATAATTGAAAAGGATTATATTATGATATTAGTTGACTACTCTGGAATTTGTATGGGCGCTTACTTTGCCCGTGGTTCAGGGCCTGATGAAGGGCTACTCAGACACTTTATTCTTAACTCTCTTCGCATGTATAATGCAAAGTTCAAGAGCGAATACGGCAAGATGGTTTTATGCTGCGACGGTGGTTCATGGCGTAAAGACGTATTTCCAGAATATAAAGCAAACCGCAAAAAAGATCGTGACGAATCAAAACATGACTGGCCTGATATTTTTCAGAAGTTCACTAAGATTCGTGACGAGATCGCAGAAAATCTACCCTTTGATATTATACACGAGTATGGCGTAGAAGCCGATGACATTATTGCAACACTTGTACATGAAACTCAAGACTTTGGTAAGGGTGAGCAGGTGATGATTGTATCTGCAGATAAAGACTTTATTCAGCTACAAAAATGGGGTAACGTAAAACAGTTTTCACCTCTTACTAAAAAGTTTATTACCGATGACAATCCCGTTCGCTATCAATTCGAGCATACGCTTAAAGGTGATACCGGCGATGGTGTACCTAATGTATTATCTGAAGACGATTCACTGTGTATCGAAGGTAAACGACAAAGCCCGCTATCAAAGAAAAAGATCGAGCATTGGTGGGAAAATCGTAGTGATTTACAATCTGTAATGCCAGAACATGTATATCGCAACTATCAACGAAACGACCACGTGATCAACCTTGACCGCATTCCAGAAAAAATTAAAGAACAAATCTTGGCTAAATACGAAGCTGTTAAGCCAACACCAAATATGAAAGTATTGAACTACCTTGTAGTCAATCGTTTAAATAACTTAATTGAATCAGTAGGAGACTTCCATAGACCATGAGTGAAGAAATCAAATCGGTGTACGAAACACTTGAAAAAATCGACAGCCTAAAACAACATAAGCGTAAAATTGATCAACTTAAAGAAGCATATAGTTTACCGCTTCGAACAATTTTGCAAGGATCGTTCAATGAAAAGATTAATATGAAAATGCCTGAAGGCGCGCCTCCATATGTACCAAATGAAGAAGCAGAGCTTAGCGATAAGCCATATCAAAATTTAAAAAATATAATGAATTTTAAATTACATCAATGGAAACGCGAAAAGATATTTATTAATATGCTACAATCAGTTCCTCCTCAAGATGCTACTCTTTTAGTTGCAATGAAAGATAAGAAACTCACTGAAATCTTTCCAACGATAAATAAAGAATTGGTACAAGAGGTCTGGCCTGAATTAGTATGATTTTTATATGTACATTAGTTCTAGTATTTGTTATATTCCTTGTATGGTTTTATAACAGCGAGGATGCAGACTAATGAATATATTTGTACTAGATGAAAACGCAAAAACAGCAGCTCAACAACATTGTGATAAGCATGTTGTAAAAATGATTATCGAATCGGCGCAAATGTTATCTACCGCGCATCGAATACTTGATGGAAAACCAGAACGTCGACCGTCAAAGTCCGGCAAAACAATGCAACTTCATTACGTTTTACCGGATGATAATCGTGAACAACACTTATATAAATCTGTTCATGCAAAACATCCTTGTACGCTATGGACCATGGAATCATCTACAAACTACGAGTGGCATTGGAAGCTATTCAATCATTTGTGCGATGAATATATACACCGATATGGCAGAGTACATGAGACAGATCGTAAACTTCGTGGAATGCTATTATCTTTACCGGACAATATTCCACACGGCCCGATGACTCCGTTTCGTCAAGCAATCTTTGACGATTGTAAAGGCCCTGATGCGGTTAAAGCGTATCGTAAATATTACCATGCTAAGACATTCAAAATGGTATGGACGAAGCGCGAAGTGCCTGATTGGTATTCTTATACTTAACATAATTATAACCTTCCCCTAAATACTATATTTTATAAATAGCTTTGAGGGAAAAAATATGTTTAAGAAAAAGTCCGATAACAAGGAACTTTCTTTACATGAAGCTAAAAAAATTGTAGCGCGCATTGGTTATAAAAGACAAAGCGAAGAAGACGAGTTACGAGAAGCTGCACTTATACTATTAAAGGAAGTTCAACCAGATTTTGAGTATGAGCCAGAAGAATCAGCATCCGCGGAAGGCAACGTTCCCGCCGGCGCAGATCAAGTAGCAAGTGCTGCAGCAACAGTAGCTGCAAGTGGAGCAGCTGCAGCAGCGACTACCGCAACCACAACAGCAACTTCTACAATAGGTACAGCAATCGCCCAACTCCAATCACTTGGTACAGCAGGTGTAATTGCAATGTCCTCCGCAGTTTATTTTCAAGGTGGTGCGGTATACGACAATGCCGAAACCATTATCGATGAAGTAGCACCTGTAATCGAAGAGATTGTAATTACAGGTATGTATCAACCACCCGAAGATTCAGTTTATGCAGGTAAAGACTTGCCTAAGATTGATAACTTTTTAGGCGTCAAAGTCGGTGAAGCTCGAGAGGTCGAGCCTGACAATGATGATGAACCAAAAGAGAAAGAAGGTGCAGATGACACAACATCAGAGAATAAAACATCAGCAACAGATAGCGAAACATCAGAAGACAAAAATAAGTCTGACGAAAAACAAGCGAAAGCCGTAGCTGATAAATCTGATGAAAAAGCTGAAGAGAAACCTAAGAAGAAGAGTTTATTAGGTTCTCTCTTCGGTGATAAGAAAGATGATGATAAGAAGGAGGAAAAGAAAAAAGATGAGCCTGTTGCAGAACAGAAGACCGAAGAAACAAAACCTGCCAAAGCCGAAGAACCAGCTAAACCTCAGCCCAAACCAAAAGGACTATTCAACATTATCGGCAGTGCATTATCTAATGACAAACCAGAGCAGAAAGAGCCCGAGCCTACGGCTCCTGAACCTGTAAGTGAAGATATAGTACAAGCAGCATCTGCTAGTATGAGCGATGCTGATTTAAAAACGGCAGGAATATCTAGACAAGAATTTGAAAATTGGGTAAGCGATGGTGCACCATCTGATACAACACCATATATGGACGAACCGCCGGAAATAGAAATAGAAGAACCGATTGAACACAGCTTTGAACAAATTGAAAACGTATTTTTAGATGTGTTCAATCAAAATGCACAAGATTCCGAAAGGATGGCAACACCGATATGATGATTTATTTACAACTAATTTTTGATATGATTAAGGAGAACTTAGTCGACTTTGGTATTGCAATAGTAGGATTGGTAGCTACGCTATCAATGTTTATTCCAGAGGATTCTGCCCTTGGTAAATTCTTTGGTATATTTGGATCAATACTTAACTTCATAAAAGGATTATTTGGAAGAAAAAAATGAAAAAATTACTTATTACTCTACTTATCGCAGCAACTGCTGCTCATGGTGCCATTATACTTAATGATGCATCATTTAATTCACAATCGCAACAATGGGTTTATGACATAACTGCTTCTTTTGAAGATGATAAATTTGCTGAAGGTTGGCCAAACCCTAATTATACTTCGTACTATGAGACATTTACTATTTCATCTGCAGAAGGCGGGGATTATATATTTGATAATTATGGCAGTAAACTTTCAAAAGATGGTAATCCAATTTATGATACTCAGCTTTTAATATATGAGACAATGCCAACAAATATATTATTTCACGCACCTTGGGCGTTTCTTAATAATGAAACTGATGGTTTTGGGCCAGGCACCGATAAAACTCTTAATGACTTAAATTCAACGCGAGAATTGCTAGTAGATATTAACGGAAATCCTATTGAGCCAATTATTGATGTATCACCCACTGGATTCCAAACTGGTGCCTTTTACGGAACAATCACCCTTGAGGCAGATACAGAATATATAGTAGCTATTTCATCTTTTGAAGGTGGATATGGTTCGGTTGATTTTACGGCAATGGGTGATAGCCAACTAAATATTAATAATACTATACCAGAGCCTGCTACGGTTGGTTTTATTGGTGTGGCTGCAGGTGCGCTATTGCTAGCAAGGAAACGTCGTGAGTTTTAAATTCATTGCGGTATTGCTACTAATACCATTTACTAGTTTTGGTCTTCTTGATGGTTTAATTACCATCAAAGACCATACTCGTATATCTTATGATGACAACCCCTTTTCTAGAACTGCGGGTAATGAAACAAATACCGTATATGTCACAAAGCTAATTAATCTACAGACAATATTATTGCAAAATGGTAGAACAGATTTTGCGCTTATATATTCTCCAAAGATTGACTATCGCGAGTTGGACGATCAAACTCTATTTTATCAGAAAGCAACTGGTAAGTTTATTCATAGCTTTACACCTAGAACTAAAATTGATTCTAGTTTTAAATGGTCAATATCAGAACGTGAACCAACCGATCTTGATGTGAATAGCGATATTACTTGGGAACAACTAGCAGCTCAGGCTAAACTAAGTCATACATTTACTCGTAAAGATTCGCTGTCCATTGAGTATTTACACAAGTCTAAAAAGTGGAGCGAGAACTTAAATAATGCTGATGGTGATTTTGAAATGCATACACTTGAGGCACTTCATATTCACGAAGTGCTAAAAGGAAGATTATTCCACAGTGTTGGTTCAGCTGCTTCAACATTACGGTATCAAAATGATCGTGGTGGCTTCGACGCAATTGATGTTGTAAACAAATATATCTACGTAGTAAACAAAACAACTCTTTTAAAACTAGACGGTTTCTTTGGTCACCTAACTACTATCGATAAGAATGGTGTAAAGACCGAAGGTTACGGACCGGGCTGGTCAGTAGCCTTAGATAGCCAAGTAACACCTGATCTAACAGTTGGAGTCGGCGGATCATACGAAACAACTGAATCAGCTATTTCATTGTGGAATGCAAAAGATATTTACAAAGGTACTGCAAAGATCAGATATAGACTTTCACCTAAAATAAATGTCACACTTAACGGTGTGTTTACCGACAGCAAATATCTAACCGACTATGATCGGTATGGTGCTAACCAAAGCCGTGAAGATATTATGATAGTCGGCGTAGGAAGTATCACATACGATATTACAAGAAATCATGCCCTAGAAGCCGGTGGACAAAGTGTGATTCTAGAGCCTGATGGATCAGCTAATATTGTTCGAAATAAATTTTATGTTGGATACCGCTTGACGTTATAAATAACTTTTACTATGATATATACATTTGAATGTGAAAGTTGTGGAGACCGTTTTGAAGCCAACCTGCCTATGTCAGAAAATAAAAGGCCACTTATGGAACCATGCCCCCTATGTTCTGCACAGGATACGGTTTTTCGGGTTTTCGACTCTATTGGGCACCAACATGACATGGTTAACACGGTCCAAAAACGCGCAGGATCAGGATGGAATGACGTTCTCAAGTCCATCCACAAGGCCTCCGGAAGCGGATCCACAATAAACGCGTAAAAAAGTGCGCATTTGCTGCATTTTTTTATTTACATTACTGCCAAAAGTGTGGTAATATATATACATGATTGGTGATGATAAGACTACTGTGACTGGCGCCTCCCTGATGAGGGCCGAAGTAAAATCAATGGTTGCTAAGCTTCTTGCAAAAGAAGACGTGACTATTCAACGTGGCGATTTTCCGACTGCCTCGTTTGATCTAAAAAGCCGGGTACTTAAGCTGCCCCTGTGGAAATCAATTACAAATGCCGAGCTTGACTTGTTCATCGGCCATGAGGTTTCCCACGCGTTGAATACTCCAGATGACGCGGTCGAAATTTTCTTCAAAGAATGTCCTAAGACTCCGTTCTCAATGTGTAACGTTGTCGAAGATATTCGGATCGAGAAGATGATTCAGACAGAATATCCCGGTCTGATCCGATCGTTTAAAGAAGGTTACGGTGCTCTTTACGAGAAAGATTTCTTCCGTCTTGGTGAGACTGATATGGCTGACCGTACTCTTATTGACCGGATAAACATCAAAGCAAAACTTCGCGATCTTGTTGACGTTCCGTTTTCAGATGAAGAGATGCCGCTCGTCGAAGAAGCTTTCAACTGTAAGACCTTTGATGACGTGATCGAGTCTTGTAAAAATCTTAAACAGTTTATTGATGAAAATACAGAAGACGAAGATGAAGACGAAAATAAAGAGACAGAATCTTCAGCGCAAAACGATAATGACGATAGTGATGATTCACACGAAGATAACGATGCTATGTCTAGCGAAGATGGTGAACCTAACGAAAGTCTAGAAAATGATTCAGGTGAAGATACAACTGAAGATGAGGATCCAGCAGATTCGAAATACGAAGCTGAGAGTCAAAAAAATCTTGAGGAAAGTCTAAACGACGATAGAGCAGAATGCTGTGATGAGTGGTCAAGAACTATTGTGAACTTTCTTCCTCCTAAGGTTGAACATATGGAAGCTTGCATCGTAAGCTACAGCGATTTGGAAAAAGCACGAGAAGATAATTTTCCTGAAAGCTATATTCAAGAGCGTGCCGATAAATGGATTGATTTCAAACGTACCAACAAAAAATACATTGCTGCACTTAAACGTGAATTTGAGATGAAAAAAGCTGCGTATCGGTACACTCACGCGACAACCGCTAAGACCGGTCGGTTAGACGTCAACAAACTTCACTCTTACAAGTACAGCGAAGATATTTTCTCAAGCATCACTAACTTAGCTGATGCGAAAGACCATGGCATGTTGTTCTTTGTTGACATGTCTGGTTCGATGCACAGCGACGTTGGTACGATCTACCGGCAAGCTATTCTCCTTGCAATGTTTTGTCAGAGCGCAAACATTCCGTTCGAGGTTTACGGTTTTACGGGCGGAAGACACTACAACGACGATAGTGTGTTTGACGATTTAGTCGAAGGTATGATTGACTTATCATGCACACATATTGTACAGCTGCTTACTAGTGAGCTTAAAGGTAAAAAATTCGAAAGAGCTATACGAGACACGTGGATAGCTTCAACAATGCATGATAGCTATTACGGCGACCCATCGAAATACGAACAGCTGTATAGCACTCCGCTTTCAGAAACAACTGTTGTTGCTCATTACATTGCAAAAAGATTCAAGGCAAAATATCGCCCGCAACATCTCATGACAATGTTTCTAACTGACGGCGAAGGTCACACTATAAACGTAAAACACACTGATTATGGATCACGATATGTTGGCCGGCTGTTTGGCGGAAAGCCGATAGAGTTTAATGCATCATACGGAGATGAGTCCGAAGTCTTCTTAAAAAATTACAAAGAAATTACCGGTTCGAAAGTAGTTCACTTCTACCTTACAACCATGAAAGATATAACGAGATCGAGAATGTATACGCTCGATGCTTCTCAAAAAGCAGATTTCCGAAAAAACGGAACAGTCGTTATTGATGGTAAAAAAAGTTATGACCGATCGTTCGTCATCAAGCGGTCTCATAACACACTCGACAATAACGAATCATTTGCAGAGAAAACAGAAAACATTGACTACAGCGAAAACGCAACTGCGTTACGCCGGGAGTTTATCAAACATTCGAAAGGAAACAAAGGTCAGCGGATCTTCGTCAACAAGTTTGTTGAAGCCGTTGCCTAAGTTGTTGGTACCGTATGACTTACAGAGGAAACAAAATATTTAACGCATGGGAATACAAGTTGTTCGTACCCAAGTACTTATGGACAAAAAATATTGTGTACTTTTCCGGACGACTTTGGTATAATTAATACGTAATTGAGATTGAAAGGGACTAAATTATGAATCACTACGAAACATTGAAGGAAAGCGCCCCCACGGGTGGCAAGTTTAAACGCGCTGATCTGATCAAGATTGGTGCTAACGTTGGCGTATCGGTCAACGATGTCGATCGCGCAATGCGCAAGATGCACAAAGTACCGCGTGGTGCACGTGGTTATTGGTATTCGTTCAGCGAACCAACAGTATCAACTCCTGCAGCAGAGCCTGAGATGAAGCTCGCGACTGGTGTTGCTTCGATCAAGTCTGACGAAGTGTTTATTCCGACAGTTGTGCCGGAATACGTCAAGTGGGGTCAGTCGAAAAACATCGACGCGATTCTCAAGTCAAAAGAGTTTTTCCCGGTCTACATCTCCGGTCCGTCTGGTAACGGTAAAACGATGATGGTCGAGCAGTCATGTGCACGAACAAAGTCAAACTACGTGCGTGTTCAGATCACTCCCGAGACGGATGAAGACGATCTGATCGGCGGCTTTCGCCTGCTTAACGGTGAAACGGTTTTCTGTAAAGGTCCGGTAATCAAGGCAATGGAGGAAGGCGCAGTTCTCCTCATCGACGAGATTGACCGTGGATCTAACAAGATCATGTGTCTGCAAGGTGTACTCGAAGGTAAGCCGGTTCTGATCAAAAAGACAGGCGAGGTAGTTTCACCTGCGTACGGATTCAACGTGATTGCTACAGCTAACACCAAGGGTCGTGGTTCAGAAGACGGTCGTTTCTCTGCAGCTACCATCATTGACGAAGCTTTCCTCGAACGATTCGTGTCAGCAGTCGACCAGCCCTGGCCGACAAAATCAACTGAGACAAAGATTGTCAAAAACCACCTCAGCAAATACGAGTGTGAGGATGACGAGTTTGCTGACAAGCTAACAACGTGGTCAAGCATTATCCGCAAAACCTTCGAGGTTGACGGCGTCGACGAAGTCGTTTCAACCCGGCGGTTGTGCCACATTGCGAAAGCGTTTTCGATCTTCAACGATCGGTTGACTGCAATCAACATGTGTATCTCTCGGTTTGATGAAGAGACGACTACCGCGTTCATTGATCTCTACACTAAGATCGATGCAGGCGAGTTAACTTCTGAAAGTTCAGAAGACACCGGAGTACCTTATTTCGGATCTGATTATTCATATGAATAACAAAATTAATTTCCCTCAAAATCGTGTTAGTCCCACGTGCCACTCCTTCGGGAGTGGTTTTTTATCAACAAATAGGTTTACATCAATATGAAAATTTGGTATAATACACACATAATTAACGGAGAAAGTTTACATGCAGATTAGTCAAGATACCATTTCGATGCTTTCAAACTACGCATCGATTAATTCAAACCTTGTCGTCACAGATGACGGCTATCTTAAAACAATTAGTGAAGCAAAGAACATTCTTGCTCGATCGAAAAACAAAGTTGATATTGCTAATACGCATTACGGCATCTACGACTTGAATGAGTTCTTATCTGTTCTCAAGCTAATTCCTACCGCTGATGTTGAAGTACATGCAGGTTCACACGTCGAACTGACGGAAGGTAAGAGAAAGATTCGGTATGGTCTTGCTGACCCAAACATTCTTACTGCTCCTACTAAAGACGTGACAATGCCTACAGCAGAAGTTGCGATTACTATTACACACGAAGAGCTAAACGAATTACGTAAGGCTGCATCTGTTCTTGGTAATGATACATTGCGAATCGCATCTGATGGTTCAGGTATCAGTTTATCAGTAGTTGATTCAAACGGTGCGACAACAAATAAGTTTGAGCTTGAAAAAGATTATTCAGGAAAGGCAACATTTACGTTTGACTTTCTGATAAATAATTTAAAATTGCTGCCTGGCGATTATGAAGTGAGTCTATCATCTAAGCTCATCTCGGAATGGGAAGGTGAAGACGTTAAGTATTGGATTGCGTTGGAGAAGACATCTAAGTATGATGGTTGATAAGTATATAATGTGTAAGTGTGGCGGCATTGTCGAGAAAGGCCGGGTTGAGCTTGGCCTTAAGAATTGTGTCGCTTGTGCAAGACGTCTCAATACCCAAAAAGTAAAAGGTCGCATGGTATATTTCCATAAGACCGGCGGTCAGATTGAGGTTATGTCTGCGCAATCTTACAGCGAGAATGAAAAATACTTCAAGCCACAAGGCGTCTACTCAAGCGTAAAGAATTTTAGTAAGCCCACTAAATAAGGAAGGTATATGCCATGGAACTATCAGTAACTGACATCGCTAATACTGTACAGATTATCGATGAGTGTGCTCGCCGTGGGGCTTTTCAAGGTGCAGAGATGCAATCTATTGGAGCAGTTCGTGATAAACTTGCTGCGTTTGTAGATCATCACCGCCCGGAAGAGCAACCAGAGGAAGCGCCTGAACCACCTGAAATCCCTAATGACGAGGACTAAT